GAATGGCTGTTTAGACTGTATGAAGTCGAGGACCAGCCGACCGTGCTTGAGAATTTGCAGGTCATGGAGGCAGCAGCGGTCAAGATCCTGAATAAGGAGAGCAAGTAGATGGCTGCCAAGTTTGGTCTGTTAATCGACGCCAAAACAAAGGGCGAAAACAATATCAAGCGCCTTGGCAACTCTATGCAGGGGGTTGAGGGCAAGGCTAAGAACCTTGGCATGGCCGTGCGCGGGGTGGGCAATGCTTTCAAGGCGTTGTTTGCCGCTGCTGCTGTTGCTGGCTTTGGCGCTTTTGTCAAAGGTGCGATTGATTCAGCTGACGCTTTTGGCAAGCTGAGCACAAGGACAGGCATTGCAGCTGACAAGCTGCAGGCATACGCCAACGCAGGCAAGCTGGCTGACGTAAGTCAAAGCGATCTTGAGACAGGTCTGCGCACACTGGCACGCACGCAAGGCGAGGCAGCTGATGGCGTTAAGACGTACTCAGAGGCTTACGCAAAGCTGGGGCTGAGCGTCAAAAAAGCAGATGGCAGCCTCAAGCCGTCTGACCAGTTGCTCGGCGAGATTAGTGACAAGTTTGCTGACTTGCCTAATGGTCCTGAAAAGGCCGCCATTGCAATGGACATCTTTGGCCGGTCAGGGTCAAAGCTAATCACTTTGCTTAACGGTGGGTCTGAGGCGCTTGAGCGTTTTAATTACGAGACCAGCGAGAACTTTGCGCAAAACGCAGAGTATTTCAACGATCAGATTTCAATTTTGCAAATCCAGTTCGATGGGTTCCGCAAGCAGTTGGCTGACGCTCTACTGCCTGCACTGAACGCAATCATGGAGGTGTTTCAAGATCTGTTTGCAAGTGATACAGATTTTTCTGCTCTGTTTGATGTTATAGGCGTTGGAGTCCGCGGAATTGCTTTTGCTGTTCTCGGAGTAACTAAAGCTATTGACGAGTTGGTGCGTTTGATCACTACTGCTTTCAAAATTGTTGATGCAGCTCGCAAGTTTGATTTTGATGAGGTTGGAAGGCTTGGGCAGGAATATGGCGTTGGCGTGGCTGAGCGTTTTCAAGTCAGCCGCGAACAATTCAATAAAATTTTGCTTGGAACTTCAGAAGCCCCGGCTGATTATTTTAGGCAAGGTTCTGGCTTCACTCCCGTTCAAATTAAAAGCGGCTCAGGCACTGGCACAAGTGCAACCAAGAGCAAAACGCCTGTGCAAGTGTCAGCTGAGGTGTTGCGTTTGACCAAGCAGATCAACGCCGCGAGGCTTGCAGGCAACAAGCTTGCTGAGGTGGACTTGGGCTATGACCTGGCCAAGCAGTTGCTTCTAGAAGAAGGACACACAGGACGTAACCTTGAGCTTAAGCAAAATAATTTGCTGACTAAATACACTCTTGATCGTCTTGCCGTTGTGCAGTCCTTGGGTGAAGCGCAAGACAATTTGAATGACAAGACTGACAAGTACAAAATCACGCTCGATCAGATTAAAGACACGCTTGCCAACCAAATCACAAGCGCGATTGAAGGGCTGATTGACGGCACTAAGACTTTGGGCGAGTCGTTGTCTGGCTTGCTCAAAACATTTGCCAGCATGTTCCTGCAATCTGGCGTAGGTTCGTTGGTTGGCAGCATTTTCAAAAGCGCCAAGGGCAACGTGTTTGCACAAAACGGCATCGTGCCTTACGCCAAAGGCGGTTACATCGGCCGGCCTACTTTGTCGCTGATGGGTGAAGCTGGCCCTGTGCAGGCTGAGCTAATCAAGCAGAAACGACCTGGAGGACTTTTGACCCGCTAATGGCAACGTTTCCTTCTATTGACCCTAATTTTGGGGCTAGCAAAACCAGCCAGCCAACGGTGCGCAATGTGCAGTTTGGAGACGGCTACAGCCAACGCCTTCGCTATGGCCTGAACACAGATTTGAAGGTGTGGAACCTGACCTGGGAAAACATCAGCGAGGCAGACTCAGACACCATTGAGACGTTTCTTGAAGCGCGTGGTGGGGCTGAGCATTTCGATTGGTCACCGCCAGACGAAACGGACACTTACAAGTGGATTTGCCAGCAGTGGTCGAAGCAAATGACATCTGCTGGCCTTAATCAGCTGACTGCAACCTTCCAGCAAGTCATTGAGCCATGAGCACTGCTTTCATTGAACTAATTAGCTCTAGTCCGTTCGCAATCATTGAGTTGTTTGAGCTGCGGTTATTTCAGAACCTGCACGGTGATGATGAGACGTATTACTTTCACGCTGGCCGCAACCGCAAGACAACTGAGCCAACCAATGAAGATGACATCCTTGATGCCTATTCAATTAAGTTCGGCGGTGAGTCTTATCTTCCTTTGCCAGTAGAGGCTTCGGGTTTTGAATTTAGTGGTGATGGCACTTTGCCAAGGCCAACAATTCGGTTTGCTAACCTCCAAAGTCAAATGACAGCATTGTTGCTGGGCGTTAAGCAAATCACTCCTGGTAATGACCTTAATGGCGCACAAGTAACAAGAGTGCGGACCCTAAGCCGCTTTCTTGATAGCGATAACTGGGAGAATGGTGTGAACCCCTACGGGAATCCAGACTCAAGTGCAAATGCACAGTTCCCAAAGGAGGTTTACTACATCGACCGCAAGGTTGCTGAAAACAGGGACTTTGTAGAGTTTGAGCTGACATCTTCTTTTGACATGGCTGGCGTGAAAGCGCCGCGCCGTCTTGTGATGCAAAACCTGTGTCAGTGGGAGTACAAAAGCAAGGAGTGTGGCTATACCGGCTCTAATGGCTTTAACAAGGAAGGCACGCAGATTACGCTTGTCAATGCAACAGGCTTTGGCTACACCAACAACCAAGAAAAGCTGACCGCCGGCTCATCGCTCACTGAGGGCAATGCGCTTGTCTCTACAAACGGTTGGTTTACTGCCCTAGTGCAAACAGATGGCAATTTTGTTATCTACAAAAAGCCATCACCGACGGCACCAAATGCAATTTGGTCTACAGGCACGGCTTTAGGTGAGAACGCAAACGGTTACACGCTTGTGATGCAAAAGGACGGCAACTTGGTTCTGTATAACGACGATTTTGCGCGTAATGACTACGCTAACGGCTCTGTTGTTTGGACTGGCAAAGACACCCATAGAGTCGGTCAAATAGCTTCTATTGCTCGCCTTAGTGTTGACGGCGCAGACCAGTGGACACCGCCTGATCTCAATGTTGGTCGATCAGGTGGTTTTACATGGGAACTGAAGCAGAGCAGCCCTAGCGCAGCAGGTCAGACGACTACGGCTGACAAGAACTTCACAGAAACGCATCCTGAGTGGGGCGCTCGTTCTGTGAATATCAGGTTTAGCTTGGAGTCAGTCGCATTGGCTGCTGGTAACTACTCGCAGAACAACTCGGGATATACCGGTTTTGGTTGGAACAAGATCACTGGCTATCAAATTCTTGGCCAGACAGGTCTATGGAAAGACCAAGAGGATTGGGTTGCGAGGCTTAGCCTGACAAGCAGCAATCCTTTTAGGGCTAATCATCCGACAGATGGCACTTTGCAAGAGGTTGGAGCTGTGTTCAAAATCACGGCTACTGGATTTCTAAACGCCAAGCAGCTGCGCCTTAAGGATGACGGCGTTCTCGTTATTGAAGACACTGACGGGAGTGATGTTCTTTGGACATCTCCAAATCAACCGATTACAAGCGAGCCACAAGTAGAGCAAATCACGAACGTTCCTGCTGTCGATGCTGATGTGTGCGGCAAGCGAATCAGCGACTGTAAGCTGCGGTTCCCAAGTAATGACGCTCACGGCGGCCTGCCGTTTGGTTCGTTCCCTGCTGTTGGCTTGAACAACTGATGGACGATTGGCAAAAAGCAGCGGTGCAGCACGCTGAAACGGAAGCACCAAAGGAGTCCTGCGGATTGCTCGTGATGCTCGACGGCGCGGAGCACTACTGGCCCTGTGAAAACCTGAGTGATGAGGATGACGTTTTCATCCTTGATCCGATGGGTTACGCGGCTGCCGAGGACACCGGCAAGGTTCTAGCTGTAGTCCATAGCCATCCTGGTGCGCCTGCTTTGCCTAGCGAGAATGACAAAAAGGCTTGCACTCAATACGGGTTGCCGTGGTTTATCTATGGCATGGCAGACGAAAGCTGGCTGCAGATTGACCCTTGAGTCGTCGGTAGAATCAAAGGGCATGGCGAGTGACGGCAATGCTTCGCAAGATCAGGCTTTACGGGCATCTGGCGGAGCACTGTGGTCAGAAGGTTTTTGAAGCAGTTGCCAGGACGCCAGCCGAGGCAATCCGGTTTTTGTTGTGCAACTTCCCTGAGCTGCGTTCAATCATGAACGCTGGTTATTACACCGTGGCGGTTGGCCCGCACACGCTGCAGCTTGGGGATTCGCCAGAGCAAATCGGCTATCCGTTAATGCCCGATGACGACATAAGGATCATTCCGGTGGTCACTGGCGCTAACTTTTTTAGGAGGTTTGGCGCGATTCTTTTAGGGGCTTTGTTAGTCGGAACAGCGATTGCGACCGGCGGCACGTCTTTGTCTTTTGGAGCGGGTGGATTTGGACTGTCTACGGGTGTTACGGCGACAAGCACATTATCAACTGCGATTGCAGTAGGCAATCTTGGCGTAGGACTGGTCCTGACAGGGGTTGCTGGATTGCTGTCGCCAACTGTGCCAACGCCTGACACCGACAACGACCCACGCAACAACTTTAGCTTTTCTGGCATCCAGAACGTCAGCAGGGAAGGAGTACCCATCCCAATCGCTTACGGGGAGGTAATCGTCGGTAGTGTTGTCGTATCGGCTGGTCTGAACGTCGAGGAGCTTGAGTAATGCCTAAGGACACTCATGAGTCAAAGCAGGTTGTTCGCATCATTGACCTGCTAGGTGAGGGCGAGATTGAGGGGTTTCCTTCCGCCAGTGGCCTTACAGTTGGATCTGCTGCCTATAACATAGCATCGCTAAAAGACACTTTTTTTAATAACACTCCTGTCTTAGGTAGCGGCGCAACTGTTACGTCAAGCTCGACAATTAACGATGCAAATATTGTCGAGAACTTAAATTTTGACATGCGCGTGGCACGCTTTGAAAGCCGTTTAGGCACGCAGGATCAGTCGTTTCTTGAGAACATTGGCGATGCAAACCAATCGACCACCATCGTAAACACTGAGCTTGAAAAGCCTACTGTTCCAGATGGTACGTCTACAGGCAATTACAGCGCAGACGGTCAGCCTGTCACCAGGCAAATCACCGACAGCGACGTTACTTCTGTTCGGCTCACTATTGGTTCCCCGGCGCTAACTCGCCAAAAAGAAAGCACAGGGACGCTTAAAGAAATTTTGGTTGAATATAAAATCGAGGTTCAATATAACGGAGGCGGTTTTAACCCTGTTGACTTTGGTGACACTGAAGACAACGTTTTCAAAGGCAATGGCAATTTCTTTATTAGAGGTTATTCGCCTGATTTGTATCAAAGGCGGCACCTCATTACTCTTACCGGGGCCTTCCCTGTTGACATTAGAGTGACGCGCACGAGTGTTGTTCACAGGCCGGATGACATTATCAACGACACGCTTGTCTGGTATGACTTTACGCAGAAAATAAGCGAGAAAACTAGATTCCCCAACAGCGCCCTTTTTGGCCTGAAATTAGATTCTGAGCAGTTCCCAAGCATTCCAAAACGCAGCTATAAAATACGCGGCATTAAGGTTCGTCTTCCGCATAATGCAACGGTGCGAAGTGATGGGTCAATATCGTACTCAGGCACTTTTAATGGCACGCTGAAAACCATAAGAGAATGGACAACATGCCCTGCCTTTATACTCTACGATCTGCTTACAAACACGAGGTACGGATTTGGTTCTCAGATCCTTACGCCTGAAGAGCTTCGTCGCAAGCGCGATTTGAGTGATTTGTTTGACAACGCTTCTGATATTCCCGAAAACTTAGACATTTATAGCTTCCAAAAAGCATCAGCATATTGCAATGAGCTGATCAGCTATGACGGCGTTACAGAACCACGATTTACCTGCAACGTTGTTCTGCAGACGCAAGAAGAGGCTTTCAAGCTTATACAAGAGATGTGCTCTGTGTTCAGAGCAATGCCGTTTTGGGAGGCTGGTGGCATCAGTGTCTCGCAGGACGCGCCTGGCGATTTCGCCTATACCTTTAACCAAAGCAACGTCACTGAGGCTGGGTTCAATTACTCAGGGTCAAGCCTAAAGAATCGACCAACATGCGTTTCCGTCAAATACTTTGACAACAACAAAAGAGATTTTGCGCATGAGCTGGTTGAGCTTAACCAAACCAACTTCAAGCCAATCAGAAAGTACGGCTACAACAAGCACAACATCACCGCATTTGCCTGCACAAGTAGAGGTCAGGCCCGCCGTCTCGGTCATTGGTTTCTTTATACATCGCACTTTGAAACCGAGGTTTGCAACTTTGAAACTGACGTTGCCGCAGGCATTACTGTCAGGCCGGGCGATCTGATCAAGATTGGTGATCCTGTCCGCGCTGGCAAGACAGTGTCAGGCCGTGTCATCGCAGGGTCTACAACCACATCGGTCAAGCTGGACCGCAGTGATGTGCAAATGTTTGGCACACAAGCACCCAGCAGTTTTACGTTAAATGTCATCACTGAAGGCAGAAACGATGACGGATCTGCCAAAACTAACTCTCGATCAGGCGCACTTATTTACGAAGTCCAGCCTGTTGCCGGTTCAACGATTGTCGGTAACACTGTTACGCCAGGTGCAACTCTAAACACCGCTCCGGTTGCTGGCACTCCGTTTTCTATTGGGTATGCAGACTTAAACCTCAGCTTGTGGCGTGTGCTTTCTGTTGTCGAGAATGAATCAACTTATGAAATCAGCGCAGTAGCGCATGAAGGTGAAAAGTACACGGCGATTGAAAGCGAAGAGGCGTCATTCAGATTTGCTCCGCGAGATATTACGCAACTTGCCGAGAAACCTGACCCTGTCACTAACCTTGTCCTTGAGGAAGAGCTTTACGAGGAAGGCGACAAGGTTTTGCAGCGTGTCAGGATAAGTTGGCAGCGGTCAGCACGAGCACAGCAGTACGAGGTTGCCTATAGATTTGACGATGGAAACCACAAATATCTCTATGTCACTACCACTAGCACTGAGATTCCAAATAGTGAGGTTGGGACTTACAACATAAGCGTCACTGCGATCGGTTACGCCCTTGACGTAGAGCAAACCGGCAAGCGTCGTTCGTCTAGCACTAACGGCAAGATTACAACCGTTGGCAAAAGTTCACCGCCAAGCAATATCGCCAGCCTTAACATCACGCCAATCGATCAGCACACGGCAGAGCTGCATTGGCCTGAAGCAACTGATCTTGATGTCAAGATTGGCGGCACCATTGAGATTCGCCACAACCCGCGCACGACTGGCGACATTAAATGGGCTCAGTCCGAAAAAATTGTCCCGGCTGTCAACGGCAGCACGACGCGCAAGATCGTGCCATTGCTTGACGGCCATTATCTTGTCCGCGCTAAAGATTCTGTTGACAACTACGCGCCTCTGACAGGCATCCCTAAGGTCTTAATTGAGCTGCCAGAGCCGCAAGATCTTGAGGTCGTTCAGACCTACACAGAAAGCCCGAACTTTACCGGCACGTTTTCCCAAGCTTTCAACAGCGTCACAGAAGGAGGAATCACTCTTGAGGCTGACGGCAAGATCGACGAGATTACCGACTTTGACAGCGTTACCAACATCGACTTCTTTGGTGATGTCGTTTCCGTTGGCAGCTACATCTTTGCCAACACGCTGGATCTTGGTGCGAAGTATGACGTGGAGCTGCTAGCCAACCTGAAGATCAACACGATCAACCCGGATGACTTCTGGGATTCGCGGTCTGCCAACATCGACACTTGGAACGACATCGATGCTGACGACCTGTCAGAGACCAACGCCGAGCTGTATTCACGATCAACCAATGACGACCCCAGCAGCGGCTCGCCTACTTATGGCACCTGGGAGCCGTTTGCCAACTCAACCAAGCGTGGGCGGGGTTTTCAGTTCAAGGTTGAGATGGAGACTGACAACGACTCACAGGATGTGGTTGTTCAAACGCTTGGCGTGTCGGTGAAGCTGCAGCGCCGAACAGAGCAGCAACGCAACATTACAAGCGGCACCGGAGCAAAGGCGGTTACGTTCCCATCTGCCTTCTACAGCACGCCAAGCATCACGATCACGGCAACCAACATGGCGACGGGTGACTTCTTTGAGCTGAGCAGTGTGAGCAGAACTGGCTTCACCATTACTTTTAAAGCATCTGGCGGTAGCATTGTGGACAGGAACTTTGACTACCAGGCTGTCGGCCACGGTAAGGAGATCACCTAATGGCTCAGGCAACTGACTATTCACTCGCTAACCAAAGCGGCAGTGCATTCAGAACAGAACTCAACTCAATCCTGAGCGCAGTTCAAACGCTCAACAGCGGCACGTCAGCGCCGAGCAACTTGGTTGCTCACATGTTGTTCCTTGATACGAACAGCACTCCGGCTGTTCTAAAGATAAGGAACGCCGCAAATGACGGGTTCATCAGCCTAGGTACAGCATCCACCAACTTCGGCTTGGTTAGTGCCTCTGGTGCGACGTTTACGGGGGACATCACGCTGAACGCTCGTTCAGATGTGCGATTTGCTGACGCAGACAGCAGCAACTATGTGGCCTTGGAGGCCCCGGCCACAATCTCGTCTAACTACACGCTGACTCTCCCAGCGGCTGACGGCAGCGCGAATCAGGCCCTAAAGACTGACGGCTCTGGTGCGCTCGGCTTTGCCAGTTACCTGCTGCTGAGTGAGACAACGAACGGCCAAACCGTTACAGGCGGTGTTCGCGCCAACATTGTCACGTTGAGCGATGGGGCCAACATTGCTTACGACATGGATGACGGTAATAACGCCACTGTCACGCTTGGCGGGAACAGAACATTAGACAACCCATCGAATATCACTGTGGGTCAGTCTGGTTCAATTTTTATCGTTCAAGATGGAACGGGCTCTAGGACGCTTAGTTATGGATCGGCGTATGACTTTGCTGGCGGGACCGCGCCCACACTATCGACGGGGGCCAATGCCGTAGATCGGATTGATTACGTTGTTCGCACTACTAGCTCCATCCACTGCGTCTTTACTGCTAACTACTCATGAGCGTTTTTCATAACAACGCCCTTATCGGTGCTGGTGGTGGAACGGCTGCTGCTGCAGCTGCGGTAGCGACCAAATCATTGCGTTTCAACTCAGGTGATTCTGCTCACCTGAGCAAAACCTTTAGCTCTGCTGGCACTCAGACCACATGGACTTGGAGTGCGTGGGTCAAAAGGTCTGCAACGGGCCAACAAATGCTGTTTCAAGGCGGCAATACTGACTTCAACGATGACTCAATAATTTTTGACACAAGCGATCGTCTTTCGATCAGTATTCATAATGGCTCAAATGCGCTAGCAGCAAAATTAACATCTTCGATGGTGTTTCGTGATTTTTCTGCTTGGTATCATATTCAGGTTGTTTTTGATACCTCAAATAGCACCGCAGACGACCGAATACGGTTTTATGTGAATGGCAGCCAGCTCACTGATATTGATATAAGAACTAACCCATCGCAAAATCTTGTGTCACACGATATTAATGATGCTGCTATTCATTATATTGGCACGTTTAGGGGAAGTCAGCATTTTTTCAATGGCTATTTAGCCGATATATATTTTGTAGATGGTTTGGCACTTGAGCCCACATCGTTTGGGGCGTATGACTCAAACAACGTTTGGCAAGCTGCGGCTTATTCAGGAACATACGGAACGAACGGATTCCATCTGCTGGATTTTGAAAACGAGTCAACACTGGGCCACGACTCTAGCGGCAACGACAATGACTTTACGGCTAACAATCTTCAATCTTCAGACGGGCCTATTTACAGCAGCGGCGCATCGTTTTCTCCATCGCAACTAAGTTCAAGCAGAGGTGGTGATAAAGCATTTGATGGCCTAACTTCAACCAACGCCTCGGCAAGCACTGCTAACGGTTCTAACGTAACTATTACATTTTCCCCAAACCTTACAAGCGTAACTTCTTTAGAAGTTTATAGCGCATCAAACAGCTCTTTTGCTTACATAAATGGCGCTTCAGGGACAACTGTCAATATTACGGCAAACAGCTATACCAATCTAAGTTCGCTTGCCTCTGGTGCTTCAGGCACAATTAGCAGCTTGTCAGTGCAGACTAATGGAGATAACGCCAATATCGCAGCCATCAAGGTTAATGGAGCCATTTTGGTTGATGGCGACAAAGGAGACGTCATGTTTGACGTACCAACAAACGGCACGCAGTCAGACACTGGTGCGGGCGGAGAAGTCAGCGGTAATTACGCAACGTTTAATCCCATAGCGTCTAGACAGACCCACTCAAACGGCAATTTAACTGTCGTATGTGATGGAAGCACTCTTCCACGAGCTGCGGAAAGCACTATTGCTGTCTCAAGTGGTAAATGGTATGTGGAAGTAAGTATTGATGCACAAACTACCCAAAAGGCGATTATTGGGGTCGTTACAGCAAGTTATAACGGACTAATTCAAGCAGGTAGCGCCATCCCTAACTCTAGTCTTGACAGTGTTTTCTTTTTTGGTGAGTCAGGCCAAAAGATTATCAATGGGGGAGATCTCGAAAGCTACGGGTCTGGAGCCGCTGCAGGAGACATTATTGGGATTGCTTTAAATCTAGATGACGATGAAATTACTTTCTACAAAAATCAAAACTCACAAGGCACAATTACTAATAAAACATTTACCGGTGCTTACAAGATAGCCGTAGGACGTGGGTCAAGCAGTGGGACTAATACTTACACTTTAAACGCGGGTCAGCGTCCATTTGCCAACAGCGCACCCAGTGGATTTAAGGCGTTATGCACCGCTAATTTGCCGACCCCGACGATTGCCGATGGTTCGAAATACTTTGATACTGTTCTGTACACAGGTACAGGTGCAGCCAAGACAATCTCTGGCTTAAATATGAGCCCAGATATGGCGTGGATTAAAGAGCGTAATGACACTAACTGGCACCGAATTATTGACGCAGTTAGGGGTCAAAAAGAAGTCTTTCCTAACGCCACAAACGCTGAGTCTTCATTTAGCCAAGGTCTCAATTCTTTTAACTCTGACGGCTTTACTCTCGGCACTGGCTCAGACAGCAACGTCAACACCAATAACAATACTTACGTTGCATGGGCATGGGACGCCGGATCATCAACGGTCAGCAACACTGACGGCAGCATCACTTCCAGTGTCAGAGCAAATCAATCTGCTGGGTTTAGCATTGTTTCTTATACAGGAAATAATGGCAGCAGCGGTACTGTTGGGCACGGCCTAAATGCTACGCCAGAAATGTTTATTGTCAAAAATAGAGACACTACAGGCGATGACTGGGTCGTTTATCACAAAACTCTCGGCGCTACAAAACGTTTGGACCTAAATGGAACCGGCGGCCCTTCAACCAGTTCATCTCAATTTAATGATACTGAGCCAACTTCTTCTGTATTTACAGTAGGTAGCTTTCAAAATATAAATGACAACTACAATTACATTGCCTACTGCTTTGCACCTGTCGCAGGCTATAGCGCGTTTGGTTCATATGAAGGCAACGGGTCAAATGACGGTCCGTTTGTAGCGCTATCGTTCGCGCCCGCATTTTTAATGCTTAGAAGATATGATTCAACTGGCGATTGGATTATCTTTGATAACAAGAGAAATACTCATGAGGGTAACTATAGAGAAAAAGTTCTGTACCCGAACAAAAGCAATGCTGAGGAGACCAGCGCGAATGGTGACACTATGTTGTTTTTGTCCAACGGCTTCAAGTTAAACAACGTCACTTTTGCTTATTGGAACGCCAGCGATGGAGACTATTTGTGGGCAGCATTTGCCGAGAATCCCTTCCAAGCCAATGGCGGGCTTGCTCGTTAAACTCACACCATCGTTTTAATCCCATGGGCTACCAGATTGGTGACCGCAAACTGCCTCTAGACGTTGCCTGGACCGATGCTGATGGCATCCAACGTCCAGCTAACTGGTTGCGGTTGAGCACTGAGCGTGACCGCGAGTTGCTTGGCATTACATGGGTAGCCGAGACAAATCAGGCCTGGGACCAGAAGTTCTATTGGGGCTATGACTCCGACAACAATCTGATTCCTAAGCAGCTCAACGATCAACCTGAGGTTGACAAAGATGGCAACGAAACCGGCGAGACCCAGACCGGTTTAAAGACGCTGTGGAAGGCAAAGCAAGACGAGATTGCCGCCAGTTTGCTTGCACCGTCTGATTGGCGCGTTGTCAAAGTGCTTGAGGTCAACACCAGCTTTAGTGCTGCAAAGACTGCATTGCCTTCAAAGTGGCAGACCTATCGGGCTGCAGTGCGTACAGCCTGCAACACGCGCCAAGGCGAGATTGACGCTTGCTCTGATGTTGCAGCGTTAAAAGAGCTGTTGTTTGGGTCGGCAACGATTGAACGCCAGCAAACGGACTCTGAAGGGAACGGTGTTGTTGACGAAAACGACAACCCCGTAATGGAAACGGTTGCCAACCCTAATATCGCTACAGCCTGGCCTGACGCGATCGAATGACGTTTCTGGCTGGTTTAGCTACAGGCGTCCTGCTGGTGCTCGGCTGGGCGTTGCTTTCTATTGCTTTTGACAATGCAGAGACCTGACCCGATGATTTGCGCCACTTACGGTGCAACCGACACCGTCGCTAATAGCAACCGCCAGGCGTGGATGGAAGAGCTGTTTTTCCTTGATGGCCGCGACATGATCAGCCACCCTCAGCATGGTCTATTCACGGGCTTGGCTCATAAGTATCGGAACCTGGATTCGACTGACAGCTACTGATGGCGAAGTCACTTAACGGGCAAAACTTTGTCCCTAGCAAGCCAAAAAAGACTAGACAGGGCAATGGATCACATTCACGACCGTCACACAATAAGAAGAAGTATCGTGGCCAAGGAAAAAGATAGACCCCTTTCCCATGCTCAAAATTCTTCTTGCGAGTGGTGTCGCCGCTTCAGCAGTTGCGCTGGCATCTCCTGCTCACGCAGCTCCTGTCTACTTCAACCCGGAAGTGAACATTGGAGCTGACGCAGACAATGGCGTGGGTGCGGCCACAGCAGAATTTCACCTAGGTGTGAAGGGCGATGGTGCATACGCTCAAATCGGGCCTTTGCTCCAAATTCCGGATACCGGCGAAACCGAGGTGGGCGTCAGTGGCAAGGCTGGCTATGGCTTCGGCCCTGGCTACACCGAACTGTCTTTCACCAATATGGATTCAGACACGACCTTCAATCTCAAGGTTGGTGGTTCTTTCGATCTCTGAGCTATAACTAGGTCGAAGGCTTCATCGCTTTCTCACACAATGCAGGGGGCTCCTCTCGGGGGGCCTTTTGTTTTATCTGCAATCACCATGCAAAAAATCTGCAACGTTCTTGGCGTTCTTGGTTTCGTGATGAGCGGCACCTTGGTCGGCTTGTCAGTCGTTGCCTTTGCCCGAATCCCTGGA